TTGCCATCAGACGCTTTGGTAATGAATACAATAACTGTTTCAGATAATGTTATTCAGTATGATAGATATAACGATCAGATTTTTTGCGACGCTACATCAACTGATGTAGTAATAGCAGATTATACATTTCAACCGTCAGAAGCAGACTTTCCACCATATTTTAAATCCGCATTAGTATTTGAATTAGCTTCATTGTTTTCTGGAGCTATAGCAAGAAACGATTCATTATCTCTTTTGTATCAAAGAAAAGCACAAGGGCAACTATCTATTGCTAAATCACAAGATTCACAAGCACAAACAACAAGACGTGCAGATGTAGACAGGTTTAGAAACAGAAGAAACTCTGGAAGTTTGGGGACTGTAAAAGCTAAAGTATCTTCATAATGGCAACAACAAGAATTCATCAAGCAAATTTTAGTGGAGGAGAAGTAGACCCTAATCTTATTTCACGAAACGATTTAAACGCTTATAGCAAATCATTAGATAAAGCTAGAAACGTAATATGCAGAAACCAAGGGGCAATTGAAAGGAGGGGTGGGACATTTTGGAGAGCCGATTTAGGAGCAGAATCAAGGCTTGAACCTTTCATATTTAGTGGAGAACAGGAATATATATTTGCGTTTCAAAATACAGCATTAAAAATTTATTCAACAAATGGAACATTATTACAAACTATTACAAGTTGTCCGTGGACTACGGCACAATTAAAAAATTTAAATTTATCCCAACAAGCCGATACTATGATTGTAGTAAATGAAAACTTTATTCCGTCAGTCATAAAAAGAACAGGAGCAACAACTTTTACTAGAACAGATTTTGCATTTGATACTAGTTTAAATGGAAAAATTACATATCAGCCTTACTTTAAGTTTGCTGATAATACAGTTACATTAGACGCAGATTCATCAAGTGCTGGCACAGGAGTTACAGTCACATCTAGTGCTTCATATTTTACATCTGATTATGTAGGAACAACGCTAAAAATATATGGAACAGAAGCTACGGTTACTGGATATTCTAGTGCAACTTCTATAACAGTTACATTAAAAGACGATTTATTTGTTGAACTAGATGATGACCCATTTGCTACACAACAGGGTTCTTCAACAATAAAAGTTACTCACGCAAATCATGGTTTATCTACAGGAGCTTCTATAGTTTTATCTGGTTCAGAAGATATATTTGATGATGATGGGGCTGGATTAGCACAAGGAAACATAAATGGAACAAGAACTATTACTGTGGTAGATGATAACCATTATACTTATACTGCTGGTTCAGGTGATACAGCCACAGAATCTGTAGATGGCGGGGGTGTTAGAGTTATTATAAAAACACATGCACCTACTAGAGATTGGCAAGAACAAGTTTTGTCTACTGCAAATGGTTTTCCTAAAACTGTAGCATTTCATGAACAAAGATTATTTTTTGCTGGAGTTCCATCATTACCAGATGGAATACAAGGAAGCAACGTAGGAGATTTTTTTAAGTTTGATGTAGGAGAAGCAGCTGATTCTGATTCAATACAAATACAAATAGCATCTGATGAGATAAATGAAATAAGACATATTATATCTGGTAAAGTTTTAGAAATATTAACAAACACAGCAGAGTTTTTTCTTAAACCACAAATAGGAAAACCCCTTACCCCTACTGATTTGCAAATAGTTAGACAAAGTTCTTTGGGATGTCAGCTTCCTGCAAGAGCAAAAATATTTGATGGTTCTACAATATTTGTGCAAACAAACGGAAAAACAGTAAGAGAGTACACTTTTAATGCTTCTACAGAAGAATTTGTTTCAGCTCCTATTTCGTTATTATCTAGTCATTTGGTTTCTACGCCAATAGACGCAGACAGAATAAAATCATTAGCAGATCGAGACGAACAATTATACTTTTTGGTAAACACAGATGGAACATTAGGTGTTTACTCGTCACAAAAAATACAAGAATTACAAGGTTGGGTGCAATGGTCTACAACTGGAATTATACAGTCAGTAGCTTGTTCAACAGATTTTGTTTATATTGCAGTAAAAAGAACTATAAATTCAGCAGATGTTTATTATTTAGAGCAGTTTGCTTCAACATCTTTTGATGTGCCAACAGACATGACTGTTTCAAAAACTTTATCAGGTTCTTATCAACCTCATGGTTCACCTTTAACAAACGGTAGTTTTTCTTCTGCTACTACGTTTATTGCTGATGGATTTACAAATGCACCAAATATAGGTGAATCATTTCAATTTGCTGGAACAGGTACTGTTTATACAATAAATTCTGTAACAGCAACAGCAAATAGCGGAGAGTATGTAATAGTTTTAGATCAATCAGTTTCGCAGTCAGATGGAGTAGCTTTACAATTTACAACATCAAGAACGTTTTCTGCGTTAAATAGCAATCCAGATATGAGAGGACTAGAAGTACACGGAACATCTGGTAGCACAGAATCAGGTAATATTAATTATTATGGAAAAGGAACAGTTACGTCAGGAGGTGTAGTAGTTTTAGATACTCCAGCTTCTTCTGTAGACATTGGAACGGATTTTACTATGCAAATAAAAACATTGCCTGTTAATGCTAAAGTTACTGCTACTGGCACACAAAATCCTTTAACTGGTAACCCTACAAAAATAGCAAAATGTATACTAGAACTATCGAGTACGTATAACTTAACCGTTAATTCTAATGACATTTTAATAAATGAAACAACTATTGATACATCTTCAACGATTTCTAGTTATACTGGAAAGAAGAATGTATACTTTTTAGGATATGACAATGAGCCTGCTATTGATATTACTCAGTCAGTACCATTGCCATTAAGAATATTGGGAATAACTTCGGAGGTATATTTTTAATGTGTGACCCAGCAACAATGGTATTAACAGCAAACCTAGTAAATAGTGTTGGTGTAGCTACAGGTATAAGCACAGTAGGAGCTTCAACAGCAATAGCTGGATTTGCTAATACAGGAATATCACAAGCAATTGGAACAGGTTTATCTATAATGAAAAGCCCGATAACTTCTTTGGGTATGAGTTTATTTAGTGCTGGTCAACAAAGAAAGGCTGCTGGGCTTGCTGCCGCACAAAATCAATACCAAATAGATCAATACAAAAGAGACGCTCAAAGAAAACAACTAGAAACAGATTTGAGAGAAAGTGCTAGAAAAAGAGAATACGATAGAAACTATAAAAAGAACTTATCTATTATGGCTTTTTCTAATGTTGATTTATCTAGTGAATCATATAAAGCTTTTTTTTCTACACAAAGAGACCAGTATTTAAGAGACGTAGACGCTATTGCATTGAAAGGACTTGATGATATTACAAGTGCAAGAGACTTAGAAAACATAGCTAGATTAGATAAAGAAGCAAATTTAAGAGGTGGAAAAGCACAAGGGCTTACAACAATAGCAAAAGGAATGCTTACATATTCAAGTATTAGTGCTGAAACTCCAGACAGTCAATCATTGAGTAAAAAATTATTAGGTCAATAAATGGCATTAATAGAAGAAAAACAACGTGCGTTGTATGAAAGCAGAATAGGAGTTAGCAGAGGTTCTGCTAAACCTGCTCAGATACAAGATGAAATTGCTACTCAAATAGCAAGTTTAACTAAGACTGTATCTAAAAATGCTTTTGATAAAGCTGTTGAATCTGGAAAAATAGAAGCAATAGATAGAGCAAACAATTACGAGTTTCAATATGAGACTAAAAATATTGGTGGACAAGAAGTAAAGGTACCAATAAAACATGTTCAAAGAAATGATCTAGGAAAAACAGGAAATATAAAGTATTGGGAGTTAATGGATAAAAAAAGAATGAATGAGCTTGAAAATGTATCTTCATCAATTGTCCTTACCAATAGAAACAAATCAGAATCAATGGAAGAATCTGTTGCAGATTTTGACAAAAACACTAGAGCAGACCTATCATTATTTTTTAATAGTCTACCACCAGAAGATAGAGGAAGAGCAAAAATTGTTGCTGAAAATCAAATAACAAATGCAAAATTTTATGTTGATAAAACACATCAAAGAGCAGAAGTTACAAGAAATACTGCTGAACTAGGAAAAGAAATAACAGGCATATTGTTTAGTGCTGATGACGTTTTGTTAAATGAAGATAATCTTTCTTATGATATTTTAAAGCAAGATGTAGAAGACGCTATACGATTTAGAGAGGGAACTATTCCAAACAATAAAATTAAAACAGCAAGAGAAAAAGCGTTAAGTACATTAGCTACAAATAAAAATGTAAAAGAATTATTAGGAATTAATTTAGGAGGAATGTTTGACAGAGATAACATTAATAGAAACAACCTAAATATACTAAATAAAATAAAACAAGCTTTTGAAAATAATTTTTCTGATGGATTAAAAATTGGAAATAAAGAAATTACCAGAGAACAATTGGTAGCTTCTTTAGACGGAAACAAAGTAGCTCAATATACTAGGTTAAAAAATTTTTACACAGGACAACATAACGCACT